CATAAAATCAATCAAGTATTATGGAGTAGGTGACAGGAATCGAACCTGCATAAAACGGATTTGCAATCCGTTCCCTAGCCTTTCGGGTCACACCTACATGATTGGTACCAGCGGTGAGAATCGAACTCACTCAAGAACGCTAATCTGGCGCTAAAAGGCTTATAAGACCTCTCTGACTACCAAGTCTCGCTGGCATGGCCCCGTTTTTTTGTCATTCTCTTTGAGGTGTACGGGAGTTCCTCAAATCAGTTGCAACACAACTTGGCGGAGAGTCAGGGAGTCGAACCCTGTGACCTACTTTCGTAAGTCTACGGATTAGCAATCCGCTGCATTACCATCCTGCCCACTCTCCATAAATATTTTGTTGAGCTGATTAACTAGCAAGGAAGGATGCCAACTCTAATAGTTTTGCTAGTTTCTTATTAGATACATCGAAGGCCAAATTCCCAGCTCAACATATTGGCGGAAGCGGTGAGATTCGAACTCACGGACCCTTTTACAGATCGTCTGTTTTCAAGACAGGTGCAATAAACCGGACTCTGCCACACTTCCATTAAAACCATATAGAAACACACCAAGCTCACAAACCCCGGCTTTTCAGTCGCACGTACCTTTTCGATACTGATGTGTTTTTGTATGGCACCCCCTGATGGACTTGAACCACCGCATGTCGGAATCAAAATCCGATGCCTTACCAGCTTGGCTAAGAGGGTACAAATGACTCTACAAATTTTTAAAGAACGATTTTCTATTATAACAAAGCCAGATTGCTTTGTCAATGGTGTTGTTTTTATGACACACCAAACAAAAAACCCAGACTTTTGAGGGTCTGGGTCTTGTGTTTGAAGTTTCTTTTACTACTTTTGTATTAAGCTCCTATACAAGACCCCTTTAGCCATGACTGATTATCGCTACCAATAAATGGTGTGCGATACTCACAGGCCTTTAGTGTCGATCTATGTATGGATAACATTTTTTCTTTCGTAAAAATTTCAATATGTTTGTATTATATAGGCATTTGCTGCCGTTGGCAAGCGATTTCGTAAAAATATTTTTAAATACTTCTGTGTTCTTTTACCAACTCAAGTAATTTTTCTTGGTTCGGTTCAGAACATAAAACATCTTCTATTCTTTTTACCGCATCGTCCGGTAAATCCCACCATTTTAATTGCAATAGTAAATCTATTATGTTGCCACTAAATCTATGTCTTATATACTTTGCGGGATTTCCACCAACGATGGTGTAAGGTTCAACATTTTTAACCACATGTGAATTGGCTGCAACAATCGCACCATCACCTATTGTAACACCGGACATGATGGTAACACCGTGACTCAACCAAACATCGTTGCCAATAATAATGTCGCCTTTTGTTCCTGTTTGTTCTCTATGTGGAAAAGTGCTAGTCCAATTTATTTTATGGTCACCACCTAAAAAAACTTTTACTTTGTCTGCAATAGAACAATATTTTCCTATTTTACAGGTAGCACCTTCACCCCACTGGAAAACTTCAATTTTTTCTGCACCGTATGTTTTATGTTCCCAATGAACATGGCTCATATTTTCTTCCACTTAATAGGAATAGAAACTATTGGTAGATTCGGATTCCTAAATTCTTCAAAAACTTCCCATAAACATTCACTTATAGCAAACTTAGTTAAGAGGCCAGTTTCACGGCCATGGGCATCTATTTCCCATGGGTGACTCCAGTAGTCCATTTTATCGGAGTTATATTTTTTACCATGCCAGACCGATAGGTCATCGTTGGTTTCGTTGTGTATATATTGTTTGACATGCACCATTTCGTGTGCCAAAGTCTCCAGGATCTTTCTGGCACCAATTCCAGGGTGTATTTCTATCAAGAACTCTCTGGCTTGTTTTCTGGTGTTGTAATCTTCAACGGATGCGTATCCGTATTCTTCCAAATTACCATCAAATCTTATGGTGGTGAAGCAATTATTCCTAATTTTGGTATTGGGAATCAACTCCTTGGCGTAAAAGAGAGCGGCCTTTTCTATGTAAGGTTTAAAGTTCTTGTCTGGACAGTTGATTACCTTCAAATTCATAGATCACCCTCCTGGACCTATTTAGCGGTCAAATCTTTTCTATTGTTACTCCCGCTTTTTCCAAGAATTGTATGCCATTTTCATCACGATAACTGTTCCGATAGTAAACGGTATTGATACCAGACTGATATACCAGTTTTGCACAGTCCAGACAAGGAGCATGAGTGATAAACATAGTAGAACCAAGGCCAGATTCGTTTGATCTTGCCAACTTAGCGATTGCATTAGTTTCAGCATGTAACACCTCGGGTTTTGTTACTAGAGTCCGGTTACCATTAAAATCCAATCCAAAATCGTTTTCACAATTGTTGTCCCAACCAGAAGGCATACCATTATAACCAATACTTATAATGCGGTCATCTTTTACAATAATCGCACCGACATGAAGTCTACGAGCCGAGGACAATTCTGCGAATGTCTCGGCCGTTTTCATATATGCATTACGAAATTTTTCTTTCATTGAACTTCTTTATATGCTTCTCTCACATCAACACCACATTCAGGACAATTAGCATACTTTGGCAAATTTTCCAACTTACCCATAGTTTCTTCATCGTGAATATGACCACAAACTTCACACATATATTGCTTCATAGATTTCTCCTTAAATAAAATTATGTATGATAGTATATCACTATTTTAATTTAAAATCTAATTGATTTTTTCTATGTCGTTGATAGATGGTGCGCCCACTAGGACTTGAACCTAGGACCAAGGGATTATGAGTCCCCTGCTCTGACCAACTGAGCTACAGGCGCAAATTAATTCAGATATTCTAAAGAATCCTTACGCAACCAATACATGACTTGTGTTTTGTCTTGCGTAGGTACGAACTTATTCACACCAATAAAAGTAATGCCTTCAATTGTTTTTGTAGGCCAACTTTTAAAGGTGTAAAATTCTTCCTTGGAAGATATCACACGAACTTTAATTGGTTTTTCGGTTTTCATAATGGAATTATATCAAAAAGAAAGGGCTCTGTCAAGAGCCCCTTTGATTAACGGAATTTTTCTGGATGATTTAAGCGTTCCCATTCCTCATCGGATACGGGCCACCAATTATTCATCTTTCTTTTCCTTGACAGCAATCTTCTTGATTAGGTCTTGGGCTTTGACCATATTTTCCAACCAAACCTTTAACATACCATTTACCAATTCGGCGTCTTTGATTTCAATCTTGTCGGCCAATTTGAATTCACGGCTAAAGTTACGGTTGGCAATTCCTTTGTGTAAGAATGTGCCTTCTTCTCCATCTAATTCTTTTGCAGAACCTTTAATTACTAAAGTGTTACCTTCTAATGTAACTTCAATGTCAGATTTTGCAAAACCAGCAACGGCCATTTCAATGACATACTTGTTGTCTTTGACTTGACGGATGTTGTATGGAGGATATGCAGTAAATTGCTTCGCAGTATTTTGTGTCATTTCTTGTAGGTCTTTGAACATTTCATCAAAGCCGACAGCAAATGGATCCAATTTACGGAAGTCGAGCATAGGGGTAAGATAAGTCATTTGTTTCTCCTTAAAAAGCGAGTTAATTAAAATTTGCCAACCCTAAAAGGCGTTGACCCGAGGAATTTATAACCAGCCTTACCTCGGACTGCTGGTTCCCATCCCGATGGGACATACTTATTTAGTCAATAAATTAAGTATTTTGTGGTTTTTTACCAATATTATATTTTGGTACCAATTGCCATTCATGTTTTTCTTTGTGTGAAAGTATCTTCACCTGAGAAAGAAAGATTGGTTCTGGTTTCTGTGTCTGTTCTTTGTTTACCACTTTTAACAGACCCCAATCTTCTAATAAATTAACGATTGCATTTCTACGAGCCAAGTCATTATCAGTAATGTCCGTTGGCTTTCCGTCTAGTGCAAATAGTTCTTTAAAGTGTACCACATAGTATTGTCCACGTTTGTGGAGAATGTGGCAAGATTGGTATAGTGTTTTATCTTTTTTGGAAGCGACACCAATACGTGTTAATGTTTCACGAACTTTTAAGAAATCATCTTGTTCTTTCAATGTCACTTCTACCAAATCTTTAATGTCAATCATTTCACTCCGCCTTTATCTGTTTTTCTTTTTATTTCAGCGATTTGTTCATCAGAAAGAATATGCAAAGCCTCTTTGGCTTTTTGATTTGAATAACCAAAATATGTTTTGATACAATCAATATTCTCTTCCACTTTAGACTTTTGCCACGGAGCAAACTTCCGTTTCATAGGCCTGATACTATTTAGAAGATACTGGTATTGCATATCTTTGTCCAATGCAGGCCAAAGATTCATTTCTTGTGCATATAATACACAATCCAAATGATATGAAAGTGACCGATTGACAATAAATGGTGCGTAATCTACAAAATCAAGGTCTCCATCTTGTTTCTTTTTATGGAGAACCAGGTCTACATAATCAAACGGACTCATTTGAATTCACATTCAATCATAATTTCTGTCAAGCAGGCAATCAAATTGATTTCATGGTCTGCCACAAAGGCGGCCTGATATTGATACTTGGCAAGAATAAGAACCAACTGTGGAACAGAATTGGCTTTTAGTTGTTCATAGAGACCATCATAGATGTTGCGGAAGATTCTTGTCTGGTCGTTATCTAGGTTATTTGTAACCCATTTACGGCAAGATGCAAAGTCTTTATCCTTGAGTGAGGAAATTAACTCAGTCATCTTAATGTCAGAAACCGCAGCCAAAATACCACGGTCAATCTTACCACTCACACCATAACGTTGCAACTCATTTAGAATTCTACGATTGTCTGGGAAGTGTTTGGTGATAACAGCTGCCACAACTTCTTTGTCATACTCAATATTTTCTTCTGCAAGAATGTTTTCAACTCGTTTGAAGAATTGTGTAGCCATTTTGGCTTTAGAACCATTGGGCTTAAAGTCAATAACTGTACACCGAGAATGAATAGGATCAATTATCCTGTTTTTAAAGTTACAGGTGAATATGAAAGAACAATTGTTGGAGAATTCTTCAATACCTGCACGTAGGATAGCTTGTGCGTTAGGTGTTAGATAATCTGCTTCGTCTAGAATAACAACTTTGCGTCCACCCATAAGCGACATAGATGAAGCATAGTTACGAATCTTGATACGAATGGTATCAACGCCGTTTTCTTCTGAACCGTTGATAACAATGTAATCACAACCAACTTCTTCACAAAGAGCTCGAGCCACGGTTGTCTTACCGACACCAGCAGAGCCTGCAAACAATAGGTTAGGGATTTCTT